CCTGACCTCTCCACATTGAAATAATGGAGAAATCAAATTCGACAAAGGCAAAGCACGGCAGTGAACACAAGGTTCACGTTAATGCCGTTGCCTTAATCGATGGGATAATTGGTGCCCATTCTAGGGATGGCCCTAGAAAAGGCGTTACCGTCGCAGTGAATCCGAGTGAGCCTTTCCATTCTCTCATGAAGAGATGTGGAGTGCTACTCGGAGCGACGGAAACAACCAACGGTTGGAAGATCTCTGGTGAGTCAGTTGTCGAGGCCCTCTATTTTAGCAGAAGCTATCTAGAGGTTCTTTATGACTTTGACCCCAAATTCCAGAATCTCCCGTTGGGTGATCAGCTTTCGCTGTTCAACAAGACCAAAGATTGGCTTGAAGGAGACTTCATCTCCTTCGCCAAGTATGCGACCGCCTGGCCCATGGCAAGGTGGATGCGTGCGGCTGACAAATCGAATGATTTGCCGGTAAAGCCCGAAGGATTTGTAGGCAGCCCGCTCCTCTTCGGAGGCGCGGCGAGACGGTATTTGAAGAACCGCCTCGTTAGTCATTGTAAAAAGACTGTAAAACTGCCGTGGACAATACTCCAGGGTGTAAAGAGGGCAGCTGCCCCCGCACCCAAAAGTTATGTTCACAAGACGATGATTAAACATCGCACAATCCTTACGAAGGCTCCAGTTGATGACTGGAGCGTCAGAGAAGAGTTCGATCGGTTCATGGTTGCCGCCTTTCGGGGCTTCCGGAACCGACCATCGAAGTTGTACGAAGCGACAACTTCCGCCTCATATGAATCCAAAAGATCCACAGGGGGCGCTCGTCAGTTCCTTCGAGAAGAGCTCGGGGCCAGGAAATGGGCCTCTGGTGAGCTGTACTCAGAAACTAGCGAGGACTCTCAGCTTCTTCACATGGTTGAGACCTCACCCGGTGTTGTCACCGAGGTTAGAGGGCTCCCAACTCCTACAGTTGAGGAGGTGTTGAAGCGCGCAAGAGAGGAGTCAAGGGATGGTCCACTAAAGATCATGGTTTCTCCCGTTTTGGAACCGTTGAAGGTCCGACTCATATCCAAGGGACAGAGTTGGTCCTACTACTATTCCAGGTTCTATCAAAAGAACCTATGGGATCACCTACAGACCTTTCCACAATTCGTCCTTACAGGACGCCCTATGGACAAGTCTGATCTTTATGAGATCCTCCGTCAGGAGGAAATCACCGGTCTCTCCAAATTGGAGGGACTGAAGTGGGTTTCTGGCGACTACTCTGCCGCGACTGACAATCTTCAAGCGACATTCACTCGTGATGCCTTTGAGACGAGCCTACTAGAGGCTCAACTCAGCTGGGACGAGATGGAGGTGTTGAGATCGGTTATTTATAACCAAGAGCTCCACTATCCAGACGACATGGCAAAGAGAGGTGGTTTAGACCCAATTATGCAGGCCAATGGCCAGCTAATGGGTTCCACACTCTCTTTCCCAATTTTATGCGTCGTCAATCTCGTCGCCTATGCTAAGTCGATCTACGACCTTACAGGTCGATGGATCCCGCTCAGGCAACTCCCCGTCAAGATCAACGGGGACGATATACTCTTTCGAGCAAACGACGAGTTGTACGCGATCTGGCAGACCAACGTTAAGAAGGTAGGCTTTGACCTTTCAGTGGGGAAGAATTATATTCACCCACACCTTCTCACCGTGAA